CTGTGTGGATGCGTGATGTGAATGATCCATGTTCGGATGTTGGCATCGAGATACCGTTCGATCTTGTGGTAGACATCGGTGGTCTGCCTATCATACCGAAAACACACATGGAGTTCCGCTTAACGGGTCGGATCGATGGCATCCATTACAACACGAACAACGAGTTGTGTTGTCACGATAATAAAACCGCAAGCAGACTTGGTGATGCATGGGCACAATCATTCTTATTGAGTCATCAGATTACAGGATACTGCGTAGCTGCCTCAACATTTATACAGAAGCCGGTGCACAGTGCTGAGATACTTGGTCTGGCTATCCCTTTACCTAGGACTTATGATTATGGTGGTTATGTTAGAGAAGTTGTTCGTCGTCACGACTATCACTACGCACGTTGGTTATCCTGGTTAGTCCATACTATTCAACTTGCTCGCCGCTACATGCTTAACCCTTATGATGCGCCTAAATACACACACTCCTGTAATAGATACTTTCGTCCATGCCCAATGATCCCCTTCTGCGATGCTGACGACGAAGAACAACACAAGATCGTAGATGAAATGACCCACGAGGAATGGAGCCCCTTAGATAAACCAATACTTGATGGCATTGGTAATGAATGATGGGAGAACCATTCAGTAAGGCAAGGAGACTGGCTCTGGCAGCAGAGCGTAACATCATTGTGGATGCACAAGACCAATGGTTGTTGGAAGAATTTACATGGACGATCAATGACGATGGCTATCCACATACGCGACTCAGTGTGGACATTGATCGACGACGGCCTCGTGTGTTCTTGCATCACATGATCATTGGTTATCCAATATGGGAAGGAGATGAGATCGATCACATCAACAGATGTGTTACGAACAACAGCCGCGACAATCTACGCTACGTGAATAAGTCACAGTCCATGGTGAATAGATCATGGCAGGTTGGTGAAACAGGAGAACGGAATATAACACTGCGTAACACTGGCATGTATAAGGTCACGGTGTGGCGAGACAAGGGATGGATATATCTTGGACAGTTTCATACTCTTGCTGAAGCTATCACCGCGCGGGACAAATATCTACAGGTGGTATCAACCGACACCATCTGACCACCACATGTTGTGGTATTGACAAGCACAAAACAGGAGACCAACATGGACGAGATTCAAATTAAGAGAGCATTGCTTAGCCTTACCAAACTGGTTGAGATAATCGAGGATAACGATACACGTGAGGCATTGATCGTTGTCTGTGCCGTGCTGATCGAGCATAACAAATCTATACAGGAGTTGGTTGATGCAGGAGATTGCTGATGGATGAAGAGTCACCACTGATTGCAGCAGGTGGATTTGTTATCTCATCTCCATCTGTGCAGGATATGCAACTCAACATGTTGATCTGGGGCAACAGTGGTAGTGGCAAAACCACGCTTGCTGCTACTGCACCTGGACGCAAGCTGTTCATCCTGTTCGATCCAGGTGGTGATCTATCACTAGCTAGTCGTGATGATATCAGCACGCTGAATGTAACAGGTGCGGCACCTGCTATCATCATGGCACAGCTACGTGCTGTTGATCCGTTTGGATTGGGTAAGATACTAGAGGCACGACCTGATATCGAAACTGTCGTTGTTGATAGTATGACTGTGCTGGCACATGTTGCACTAGCTGAAGCTGTTACAAGAGCAGGAGGAACCAGCACGTTTGAGCAACCGGGACAGAATGGCTGGGCCTTTCGTAACCAATCGTTGCTGCGTGTCACGGTTGCACTCATGCGTATGTGTGCACAACACAAACGTCATCTGATCCTCATCACACATGAGGGACCAGAGACACAACTGCCTAATGGTGTAGTTAGTTCAGTGAAGATGGCGTTGTCTAACAGCGTAGCCAACCAAGTTGGTTTGCGCTTCAACGAGATATGGCATCTCGAAGACATCGGCACTGAGCGTAGGATAGCCGTGCGAACTTGTAGGTTCTGGACACCAATGAAGACACGCATGTTTGTGTCTACTCATCCAGAGTTCGTATGGCATTATGATGCTGATACTGGTGAAGGCGAAGGTATAGCCGACTGGTATAGAGCATGGCAGGCAGGAGGCGGTAAGAAGTTACCATTACCTGTTCGTGTAACCACTAACAAGGGAGTAGTAAAAAAGTAGGCTGCCGTTTGCACAGCAGCCTAATAGTTGCACAAGTGTGAACAAGACAAACCAACCGAACATGACTCGCATGAGGCGTGTTTGATCTCTCATATGTAGTACATCTGCCCAAGGAGGGCAAGCCCAAATGTCTGAAAGCATTCTGTCATTCAGCGATGACATCACCAATGCACCGCCGCCACCATTGCTTCCCGTAGGTCCGTATCCCGCTGAGATTATCGGTGCGATTAAGAAGCAGGGTAATGCTGGTGAGTATGCACAGATTGTATTCCGTATCAATGCGGAGTCCTATCCTGCCGACTTCACTGATGGTGATCCCGATGGTGTCGTTGTTTACTACAACTTCCTGCGCACGGAGGACACACCGCAGAACAAGCACCGCTGGCGTGTGTTCTTGGAGAAGGTTGGCGGTCCGCTTGGTCGCACCGTTGATCTCAACTCGCTCATTGGATTGACCGCGATGGTCGACCTGACACATCAGCCACCGAACCAGTTCCGTGACGAACCGAGTGTGCAGATTTCACGTATCCTCGCACCGTAATCGTATGAATATGCAGCCACATGGCTTGTGTTGTGTGGCTGCATGTCATATACTTATCACGTTACCAAACCAACAGGAGAGTATCATGTCTGAGACAACCGAAGCCCCTGCCAAGCGTAAGCGCAAGCGGTCTGCGAGCGTGGCTAAGCCCGCGTTCTTTGTCATCCAGGTGTTGGATGAGAATGGTGAGCCGACGCAGTTCGACAAGTCACGTATCCGTCTTGTGAAGGTGGAGCGTAATGCTGAGGCCATCATGGAGATCATGGATAACGAGGACTATCCACACGCATTCTACTTGCGTGGCATCGTTCCCGTGTCACGTCCTGGCACGCCGATGAAGGCTGCTGCTGAGTAAAGAATAAGCGCATCGCTACCATGTAGCGGTGCGCCTTCTTCTCCAAGGTTTGGTATACAAGGAATGCACAAGATGGACGCAACCAATGCAGTCGTGTTCGACGACATGCAGCAGAAGGCTATCGATGTTTGCTGTGATATAACTAAGCGCATCGTCGCTGTAACAGGCAGAGCGGGAACTGGTAAGACACTGATCATCCGTGAGGTATCGGATCGATTGAGTGAGATGGGCTACAGTGTGCAGACCAGTGCACCTACAGGCAAAGCCGCTAAGCGTATCCGCGAGATCACTGGTCTCGATGCCATGACCAACCACCGTATGCTCGGCTTCGGTATGCCAGTAGACCTGGAGGTGGATGACGAGAAGACGGGTGAACGCAAGACTGTGCAAGTCAGCACTGGTCCGAAGTTCGACCGCGCTAAGCCATTACCATACGACACCATCCTCTGTGATGAGTATGCCATGGTGAACCAGGACATCCATCGCTCACTGATCAATGCATTGAAGAGCGGTGCACGGCTGTGTGTATTCGGTGACGTGAACCAGTTGAAGCCGATTGAAGAAGACAAACGGTTGAACGATCAACCATCTGCATTCATGGCTGCACTGGATAAGTTTGGTGGCATTGTGTTGAATACAAACCACCGACAGGATGAAGGCAGTGGCATTGCGAACAATGGTGCACTGATCCTACAGGGTAGGATGCCACGCGCAGCTAGTGACTTCGCACTGAAGCAAACCGACAATCCCGTGCGTGCCATACAGGAGTTTGTCGAGGCATCACTGAATGACGACCATGACTATAGCGACAACGAACACCAGATCATCACGTGTATGAACAAGAGTTGGATAGGCACACAGAAGTTGAACATCGTGCTGCAGTCCATGTTCTGGGATCGTGCACGTCCGTTCATTGAGTTGCCACGCTATCGTGTAGGCAACGTAGCACAGCCACCTATCCGTGTGCAGGTAGGCAGCAAGGTGGTGTATACCGCTAACACATATGACATGGGTGATGGTTTCAGCTATGCCTTCAATGGTGAAGTAGGCAAGGTGATCAACATCAACTACGAGGAAGGCAGTATCGAGATCGACTTCGGTGATCGTAGCGTGGTCGTGCCACCGATCATCGTGCAGGTATATGCGGATGGTCGTGCTGTTGAACAGGACCCACGTCGTAACATCGACCATGCCTATGTGTTGACGACACACAAGTGTCAGGGCAGTGAGTATAAGCATGTTGCCTATGTGATTAACAAGGCCACGATCTGGGGACAATCACGTAGGAATTTCTACACGGCTGTGACACGCGCACGTGAGTACTGCACTGTGTTCACTGACATGATGAGTCTGTCGAAGTCAACTAAGTTTGTGGGATAAACCAATGAAGAACAGTGAACTGCTAAGCACAAGTCGTAAGTTATCTGGTGTTGAAGGACAACGACAATTCATCTTGCGTATGCAGAATGTGAAGATGCCGTGTCCTAACTGTGCTCACCAATTGAATGTGTATGAGGCACATGGCGTAGATGTGGATGATTACAAACCAGAGGCAGTGCTGGAAAGTAATCCTCATTGCACCAAATGTGGGCGTGCTTTGCGGTATACAGTTCCGTTCATTGCTGTAGGTAATTCATGGCACTGGTCACTAGTTCCAATCAAGGTCGAAGACAATGATGCTTGAACCATTCAAGTCCATAGCTGAAGCCAACACAGAACTGCGTGCGCTATGCCTTGGTGCTGGATTCGATTTCGATTGCGGATGCGGTGGCAAACTTAGCAGCGAGATCGCTATCGTGGCTGAGGCACCCGGTGATCGTGAAGTGCAGCAGCGTATGCCACTCATTGGTGGTAGCGGTAAGTATCTGTGGGACATACTGCGCAAGAACAAGCTGGGCCGCAATGATGTATACATCACCAATGTGATCAAGCGTAAGCTGGTCAGCAGTGCCATCGGCCATGAACTTGCGCCGCGCAAAGAGAAGCAAACCATTCCCAAACAGGAGCGCACGATATGGCAACATATACTACAGGAGGAACTAAGTCGTCTACCGAACTTGAAATATGTGGTTGCACTTGGCAACTATGCACTGGAGGCTCTGGTCGGGGTTACTGGTATAACCGACAAACGAGGCAGCGTGTTCCCTTTAGTAATCTCAGGCCGGGTTATACAGGTAGTGTGCACCTTCAATCCTGCACATGTTATGCGAGAACCCCGGATGGAAGTGGTGTTCCGCATGGACCTGGGTAAGCTGCAACGTCTCCGCGAAGGCACGTTCCATGTCCCACGTATCGAGTGTCTTATCAATCCCACATTCAGCGAAGCCATGGATACACTGCGGTGGTTGGGTTGCCAGACCACGCCCATTGCATACGACATTGAGACAATGGCTAGCGAGACTGCATGTGTTGGCTTTGCAGCTACCAATACAGAAGGAGTGTGCATTAATTTCCGCTCTCAAGGAGAGAATCATTACGCGCCGCATGAAGAACGTGAACTTCGTCTTGCCATACAAGGCTTGCTTGGTGATCCCTCGCGTAAGTTCATCACGCAGAATGGTCACTACGACGCGACATGGCTCTGGTTCAAGGATCGTATCCGCGTGGACCACCATTGGTTCGACACGATGTTGGCACATCATTTCCTCTATCCCGGCTTACCGCACGATCTGGGCTTCATCACGGCTCAGTATACAGACCATCCCCATTACAAGGACGAAGGCAAGTTGTGGAAAGAAGAAGGTGATATTGACGCCTTCTGGGAATACAATGTCAAGGACTGTTGTATCACACGTATAGCTGCTGAGAAGATGGAGCAGGAGTTGTTGGCTAGTGGCCAGCATGAGCAGTTCCACAACCATGTGATGCGTCTGCAACCTGAACTCGTAGAGATGACGATCAATGGAGTGCAAGTAGATGAGCGACTCAAATCCGAACTCAGTGAACGACTTGAGCGAGGACTCGTTAAAGCAAATGAACTATGCCAAAGCAAGGCACGTGAGGCACTTGGCGATGGCAGCTATGAGTTTAATCCACGAAGTCATCAACAGCTTGCTAAGCTCTTCTTTAACGACCTTGGCTTGGTCGGACGAGGAACAAGTACAGATAAAGAAAATCGAGATCGTATTAAGAAACATCCAAGAACAAGGCCAGATGCTCGCAGCCTTATCGAGGCCATTGATGACTACCTATCCCAATCCAAATTCGTCTCTACCTACATCAACGCAACAGCCGACGACGACGGTAGATGGCGATGTGCCTACAAGCAAACAGGAGTAGCCTCTGCACCTGGGCGGTTGAGCAGCAGCCAGACATCTTGGGGTAGTGGACTGAACATGCAGAACATACCAGAACAAGCCAAGAACATGTTTGTCGCACCGGCTGGTTGGGAGTTCAGCTACTATGACATGTCTCAGATCGAGGCACGGATTGTGGCTGCACTGGCACACATACCTAAGTGGTTAGAGCAATTCGAGAATGCACGCTTGCATCCTGGAACATATGATGCGCATTGTGCGTTAGCGTCAGAGATGTTCAAGGTGCCCTATGAGCAAGTTCCGCACGACGACCGAGACGGAGGGGGTCTACCTACCATTCGCTTTATCGCAAAGCGATGCAGGCACGGGCTTAACTACCGCATGGCAGCAGACAAACTCGCCACCGTCACTGGCCTCGCACCTGTCGAAGCTGAACAAGCGTATCGGTTATACCACATGGCAACCCCACAAATCCAACTGTGGTGGGATGACCTGGTTGAACTCGTGCGCAGGGACCGTGCTATTACAACTGCCGCAGGACGACGATGGCTCCTTATGGAGCGATGGGACGATGCCGCTCTAGAGTCGATCGTAGCATTCGAACCACAAAGCCTGAATGGAGATCATACGTCAGGCGTAATCTACAAATGTCACCAAGACCCTGAGTGGCCTCCATCCGCGCGTATCTTAATCAATGTGCACGATGCCAACATAGCCATCAATCGCCATGAGGACGGACCAGCGGTGCGCGCGATCATGCGCAAGTATGCTGAGCAGCCATTGTATATCAATTCAGTTCAGAATAGACTCCGTGGGATTGACGCCCCCACGGAACTGATCGTGCCAGCAGAAATGGGAGTGTCCGTCCCTGATGAACAAGGTGTTCATCGTTGGTCCACGATCAGGAAAATAAAATGATAAGGATACCATTAACACAGGACAAGTTTGCAACCATTGATGATGAGGACTACCACCTAGTTGCTCCTTATTCATGGTATGCACACAAGATACACGATGTTTGGTATGCGCACAGCGGACGATGGAAGCAGCCAAATCTTGTAATGCATCGTGTGATTTTACAGGCACCACCGGAGATGAAGATAGACCATGCGAATGGTGATGGTCTGTACAATGTGCGCAGTAATCTACGACTAGCAACATATTCCCAGAATAATATCCATGCATTCAAACCACAGACCGAGTATGGTTCTGGCTATCGTGGTGTTACTGACATGCGTGGTAGATGGCAAGCACGTATAAGTGTAGACAAGGTAAGGAAGAACCTTGGCTTATTCGATACAGCAGAGGAAGCTGCACGTGCTTATGATGCAGCAGCAAGAGAATGCCATGGGGAATTTGCACTGCTAAACTTTCCGTGAATCCATACTACGACCAAGTTCCTGCGAATAGTTATATAGCGCATTACTTGCGCTATATGGCTACGCAAGAAACTGCACACGCCTATGATTTCTGGTGCGCGCTATGGTCAATCGCATGTGCGTGCGGGCGGAACACAGTCGTCGCACGCCCGCGAGCGCCTGTTTACTTGAACATGTATCTTATACTCGTAGGCGATAGCGGTAAGCCGCGCAAGACCACGAGTGTCAACACCGCGCTCAGCTTGGTGCGTGATCTGTATGATGGTGACAATGCCATTGGCTTTGTTGACTCGCGCGTGACGCCTGAACACCTTGATCTCATAATCCATGAGCGTTCTAAGGAACATGGTGCAGGCAAGGTGATCATCGGTGTGCCTGAGTTGGCTGTGTTCATGGGTAGTGAGACATACACCGCTGGTATGCCGCCTACGCTCACGGATTTGTATGATTGTCCTGATCACAGACAAGGCGGCACCATATCGCGTGGCTTATCTGAGCAACGCAACGTGTGGATATCCATGCTCAGTGCCAGCACACCGATATGGTTACTGAAGACTGTCAATCCGCGTGTGATCGAAGGTGGCTTCTCATCACGCTGCATGTTCGTGGTGAACAACGATCCAAAGCAGAGCATACCATGGCCTGATGAACAGGAGAATGGCAATGAGCGCGCGTTGCTTCTGGACGGCTTACACGATATTCTTGCTCGTAGTCGCGAACATCATAATATTCGTATTGTAGATACAGCACTGAGTAAATTCCGCACGTGGTATGAAGAACGCGAACGTAGTGCTGATCCATACAAGCAGTCGTTTGAGGCACGCGAGGACGCACATGTGTTGCGCATAGCCGCACTGCTGTGCATCAACGATGGTAGCTGGCTAATCCATCCGCATCACATTGCGTTTGCAATCAAGCTGATTGCTAGTGTGAAGATGGCTAGCGGTGCCATGTTCGAGCATGGTGTTATGCGCACCAAGTATGCAGCAGCATACGACGTGATACGCACCGCGCTTATCGAAGCAGGCATGGACCCTGTGCCTAAGCATGTGCTGACACGCAAGTGTAGATACTGGCTACACGTGAGTGAGTTTCAGATACTCACTGAGGTGATGCATGAGTGCCATGCATTGCAACGGTTCCTGTCGCATGAAGGTATGCGCGGACGACCGGCTGAATACTTCAGGGGCACCGACAGACTGTTGCAAAATGGTGTAGCTGAGCAAGTCCTGAATAGATTTACTTAATCAGCATCCATGAATTGCTCAGGACCTTTTTGCCAATCGATCTTCATACCGACATGGATGTTCCTGTTCAGTGCCTTGCTCATGGTATAGTTCGTATCCTGAATGATGTCCTGAATATAGCGATACTTATCTGCTAGATCACGTGTTGCATTATTCATCCATGCACGTCGTTCCTCAACTCCCATACCATGTGTAGCCACAGATGCCATCTGTTTGCGCATTGCGGATATAGCAGTTTGCTGTGGTGCTATTCTACGATTAGCTGCCTCTATCGTAGACCACATGAACTTCATGGTTGGATCAGTAGGTATCTTCGGATCACCTTGTGTGTATGTAGGCAACGAGACACGACCGCGACCAGTCGTGCCTTCCGCTGCTGGCTCAGTTCGTGATCCCTTAATACCTTTCATCCAACGCAGATCACGCTCTGTCTGCTCCACGATAGGAGGCATGAGTGACATGCGCATTTGGTGATCCATCAGTGGTGATAGGATACGGTTGCGATCACCAGCACGCTGCACCCAATCATGTCCTACCTGACCTATTGTATCCGACCAGTTACCGAACTGATGCAGGTATGGACCAATTGCATTGACATGCTCCATCATGGCTGTGCCTGCTAGACCAAACACTGCACCCATGACCTTGGTCCAGTCCTTACCATCAACACCTTCTAGTAGTGTGTCAGGTGTTTGGTTAGGCAACGTGAGTGTGCCCGGTCCTGGTCCGCTAGAGAATGTGCCACGGAACGACTCCCACATACTGTCGCCTTGCATCATCTTATAGGGATCGAACTGTCCTATCAGTGGTGCGTTCAGGAATGGCGACACTTGGCTACCTGCACCATACTTCAACTGGTTTACCATCGATGTGCTTACATGACCACCGAGGAAATCGAGTAGCATCTTGTGCACACTCTGGAACGTGAGTGGATCGTGGTTCATTGCCACGACATTAACTGCATTCGCAACCAGACTTTCGATAAGCGTTGCGGGAAGTTGAAATTCCTGTGCAAGTGGTATCATCCATGGCTTACCGTTGGGCAGATAGATTATGATGTTGCCTGAGTGCTCCTGTGTGCTGAGTTCATCCTGGTAATTCTTGAATGTCTCAGGACTTTGCATTGCGGATAGCAAACTGATCAGCTTGAGTGAACCCAATCCAGTTGCCATTGCCATGGCTGAGTTCAGTGGTCGTTCACCAACACTACGCAATGCACGTGCACCACCTTGCAACGAGATGTTTGTGAATGGCAACCTGTCTGTTACCGCCTTCAGGATCTTACTTTCACCTGATGTGGATGGATTACCAGTCAGTGCACGTGTCTCATATGACAACCGCTCAGGCTGTGATGCTAAGCTATCACGGTTCAGTCGATAGAATGCATCATGTCCTGCGTCACTAATATGTGATAGCGCATCAACCACTGCGGTATGCAGACGAATAGCAGCAGGCTTGACTCCCATCCATGCACCGCCGCTATGGAATAGCTGAGGCACATGTTGTGCTGCTGCAATGCTGGCACGCTTGCTTGCTTCTAGGCCAAGCGGACGCAGTTCCGACTTCGGACCATAGCCTCCACCACCGACACCAGCCTTAGCCTGTATCTCATACGTTACCGAGTCACGATAGAACTTATCGAGTGCCTTCTGCATGTTATCAACTGCAAGATCACCACGTGCTGAGCGCAACATGCTGTTGACAGGATTCGATGCATTGCGGTCGAGCATGTTTGCCAGATTATGCACACGTCGGTCTGCTACACCACGACCATATGCATATGCTGCTGTTGCTGGGTTGGTGAACATGTCCAGGCCACGTGCAACACCACTATCCCAACGTCCGCCTGTCGCAGTGCGCACCGCTTTGTGAATAATGCCTGCGTTCATACCCTTCGGTGTGTTGATGCTCATCGCTGGTATGGTATAGCCAAGATTGCGTGCAGCAGCAAAGCTACCGGATGCCAATGAGCCAATGCCTGTGGTGAAGTTCTGGTATATCCTGCGCGGTATGGTTGTTGCCTCAGCCACAATGTGTTGTCGCTTCAGGCTATCACCTGTGAACATGTTTGCAACGTCTGCATTATTGAACTTGATCCACCTTGTTCCATTATCGGTATGGATAGCCATCTTCGACTCACGTGGACTACCACCGCTATAGTATACCGGCTTGTCAGGTGGTGCCGTTGTAGGCTCAATCAGCTTAGCCATCTGTGGATAGCGTGTCTGTGCTTCCATGATGTTGTCGTATAGCTGTTTGTTGAACCTGCGTTGTTCAAACTCATGGTGTATGCCCTCAATGGCCTGCGATTGTGCATCCCATGGTTTGCTGTTCATCTGTTCTACACCAGCAAACAGTGTGCGATCACGCTGACTGAGCGGTGCCATGACTTTGCCTGTAGCATCCGTCTCAGATATGTGATGTGGATGTGCTTCATTCAGCCTATGCAATTCTTCTGTAGGCAACACGCCCATACCATGGCCGATCTCGCGCATTCCTTTCTCAATGGCCCAATGACTCTCAGCTAAACGCCTGAGTTCCATATCATTCATCATGGCATCGACTTTGGTCTGCAAGCCTGCGTCATCTACATGCTTGAAGTCATGCCTTATATCTTCTATCGTTGGTGTAGTGCCTGGATTGCCTTGTCGGAACGATGCACGGTTGTTCGTGCGATTGTCCTGTTCATTCGCTGCACCGAGACCTTCCATCAACGTGGTCTGCCGTGCATCATCCAGCTTTGCTATAGCACGATACTGCCTGTCAGGTGATGGCACCTGTATTCCTGTATCGGGATGGTATCCTGTATCCAGGAACGCATCGAATCGTGTGCGATTGTATCCATCATCATGCAGCAAACCATATTGGTGTGCTAATGCCTGTGCATTCGTAGGCGTAGCGACATTGCGTATGATCTCCTGATCACGTGCAGTCTTATCCAGCACTGCATTGTTTGCACGGTTCAGGCCAGTGCGTGCTGCATTCGCCATGGGTATTGGTGCAGGTATTGCCTGCTCACCACCCTGTGATATGGCACCTTGGCCCTTAGCAATTTGCGCATTCTGGTAATCCGTTACACGTGCTGCATATGCTGGATCGTTTATGCGTGCTGCACGTTGTGCTTCTGTAATACCTGCGTTGCGTTCACGCAAACCACGACCAGCACGTATTGCAATGCCTGTGCCTAGTATCGCAGCAAGTGCACCACCGACACCCATAGTGCCGACACCCTGGCCTTGTTGCATAGGCACTTCCGTTGGTTGTTCACTACCAAGGAAATCAGCAAAGCTGCCCGGCTGTTGTTTGGGTGCGAGTGTATCTGCAAACGATGTTGGTTGTTGTTGTTTCTGCTCTGCTGCATACACATCAGCGAATGATGGCGTAACAGGAGGACGTGTGTCGGATGCAACTCGTGGTGTTGCTTCAGCTACCTGCGTCGGTGGTGGTGCAGGCGTTGGTTCATTGCGTGATTGTGCATCAAGCCTTAACTGTTCGGCTGCATCAACCACATTCGACTGTGGCATCGGTATGCCAGTAGCTTTAGCTTCTGCCTTTAGCTGATTGTATTCATCAAGTGATGCACCGCCTTCATTCACCGCAGTGAGCGGCACTGCCAAACGCACTGCTGCTGCAAGTGAATGTGGAGACAATCCCATACCCAGCATGGAACCAAGTGAGTCAGCGAATTGACCTTCTGCATCATCACCTGGAACTTTTAGTAATCCACCCGTGCCATACTCGATGCCATGTTGTATTTCCTTCTGTGTGTCTGCGCCATGTTCACCCAGCTTGCGTAGGGTTTCCATGCCTGGAAGTTTCCAGTCAGTGTTATTACCTGTTATGGTATTGCGCACAACACCTGCTGCATCTATGACACCAGCAAGTGCGCCTGCTCCTGTCTCAGCTGCGCCTGCACCCGGCACGTAGTTGAGTAGATTTGGTCCGCCTGTTAATTCAGTAAGTCGAGGATCAGGTGCAAGCAATGTGATTGGCATGGATGCCGCTGCGTTGCCTACAGCCGCTAGGCCAGGAAGCATATGCTTAGCAGTAGCAAGACGCTGTTGATCATCAACAGGATTGCCTGAGTATTCTTCTAGTCCAAGGCCGAAGTATGGGTTCAATGCCTACCTTCCTTACCCTGTATATAGGGCCTGCCGTCTGGTCCCTGCTGCACGTTGAGTTTACCACCGACCTTACCTGCTACAGCATCCCTGTATGCATCAGGATTTGATATACGCAATTTATTTTCCACATAGCTTTCTGCTGCTGCACGAATATTAGCACCGTTCTGTGGTGCTGGAGTAGATGCAACACGTGGTTGTGGTGCTGGTGTCAGCGGTGTGCTGCGTGGTGCAACACTCGATGATGCTCCTGGTCCTGTGCCATCACCACTTGGTAATGCGCGTGGTGCAGCAGGCTGAGCAATACCACGTGCGACAAGTCCAGGAATTGCAGTATTCAGATTTCCCTTCTTGAGTGTGACAGTCGCAGGCAGACTACCCGTCTCTGGTGATGTAGTCATCTGCACCGAGACATTAGGCTCAGAAGCAGCAGCCGCTCCACTAGCATGTCGTGCATTCGATCCTGCTTCCTTCAACTGTGCGATCTGCATCTGCAACGGAACACCAGCAGTATCAAACAATCCACCAGACATGCCACGCAAGCGATCTAAGTTGGGAACAAATCCTGCTTGCACACCATGGTATGCTGCACTACCTGCTTCATTAGCAGTCTTTGCATCACGTGAATTGGCTAGACTTGTTTCGATTATGCCTTGTTGTGTCGGACCAAAATCAGTACCAAGTGCATCAGGTGCCTGAGACCTCAGTAGTGTTAGACCACCCGGCGTCTTCAGTGCCTCCTGACCAGACTTCAGGTATTGCTCCTGCAATTGCTGAGCAAGTTGCTGCTTAGCAAACTGGTGCTGCTGATTAGCTGCATACTGATAATTACCAGCGTCAGTCAGCCGCTGCATCTGGTATTCATCAAGCATGTTTGCTGCATTAGCAGGATTGTTACCAACTGCTAGTGGTGCAAGCACACTCTCAATCGGATACGGATCAACCGCATTGGGTTGATATGATCCATATTGTGTGGATGATGCAGGCATTATCTTTGTCCTCTAGGCATTACCGAACCAATCTAAATCCGTGGTTGGTGTTGGCGTTGTGGCACCATTACCTTTACCAAATACACCAGTGTATGCTGTTTGCAAGCTGTCCAGTGTATTCCTGTTATTCAACAACGAACCGATCTCTTTACCTGCGGACGTAACTGGATTGGATGGTGTATACAGGCTCTTCTGCAATGCACCATATGCATCCTGCACACTCTTGCTTCCTGTATTCACACCACCAGCACCATATGCAGGAGCAATACCACCCTGCTGTGCTCGTGCTGCAACGAGGTTGGATAGTGCATCCCTGTTCCCGGATTGTTGTATCTGTGGATACTGGAACTGTGGTGTAGCCAGCATCACGTTGTTGGTTGCACTACCTTCTAGCGATGTCCTACGTCCCTGGTTGATAGCATCAACACCAGTCAGTCCTTTGATTTGGCTATCCACCAGACTATCACGTAGCGAGTCGTATTCCTGCTTGCCTAACGCAGCTAACCCACTACCTGCTGATGTGCCTGTGCGCTGTGACTGTCGTAGGAAGTCGGCGTTCAATGGATCGAATGTAGATCGTGCCGCATCAGTCGCACGTTGTTGCAACAAACCAACCAATGCCGATGCTGGCATATCACGTTGCGTTTGCAGATTGCGTATAGCGGTATCCGCTCCTGGTCGTGCCAGATTAGCACGCTTGACGGCTTCAGCATTCGCATCCTGTGCTTGTCGCAGGTCGGTTGTGTTGCGCGATATGTTAGCAAGATCGCTTGCATCCTGCACAGCTTTAGGCTGAGCACCCAGGCTACTGACCCACTGATTTGTGGCTGGGTCGTAGCGCATGGTTGATCCATACTCATCCGTGCTACCAGCTATGGAACGCTGGTTGATGAGCGTGGATAACGCACGCTGATACATATCGTTGTTGCGTGCATCCTGTAGCTGATTAGCGGCATACTGGTTGCCTGTCTGTGCCTGCGTATCACGACGGCCCATTGTGCCAGCAATAGTGCTGCCTGCCTGAACAGCAGTCCCAAGGATTGTGGCAATAGCAGCGGCTGTTGCGACCATGTTATATAGCCTTCATGTATTGCATCTCGGTCAACGTGTAACCGTGTTTGGGGAATATCGGTTCTACATTGTAGAGCGTGCGGTATCCATGGATGATCATCTTCACGTCATACATCTTGAGTAGCGGCTCAGCAGCTTTCAGCAGCTTGTGTGCTATACCCTTACCACGATGCTCCAGTTTCACCGCGAGTGTGCCACATGATGCGAATATCGTGGTCTTATGGAACGGATGCGGATTGATGAAGTATGTGACGAAGCCATTCAGCTTATCGTGATCACGATACGTGACAACCACGAACTTATCTTGTGCCTCTAGCTTAGCCATCTGATCCCAGTCCATGCTCAGTGGTGGCATGAACTCATGTGCTACAGTCTTCTCGTAGTATTCAACCACGATTGCATTCAGCAAGTGTGAACACTTCTTGAGTGGTTCAACTTGTATACTCAAAACGCACCTGTGCTACCCAAACCACGCTTCTTGAGCGGGTCTTGATCAGCGAGTGCAGCAGCCGTCAGTGGTGCAACACCAAGTGGATTAGCTGCATTCGGATTAGTCGCACCCTGCACTGCTCCACCAGCATTGATCAGTTCACCGAGGTTAGCGAATTGTGTTCCACCAACCGCACTACGCAATGCACCACCGAAGTTCGACACGTCGGTATTCACCAAGTTCTGTGCACCTGAGCGATACGTGTTTGGATCGAACATGGATGACAATGATAGTGCATTCGCATCCTTACGCGCATTGCCGATATAGTCATCGATCTCGCTACGATCCCTACCGATAATGGTCTTGCCCAGATCACCAATGGTGGATGCCGCTGCACTGCGCTTCTCACCCAGCTTACCGAGTGCGGCATTGTAGCCTACATCCGTAAGTGTTCCACGCTTCTGTGCGTTCTTCAACTGCTCGCTGAGTGGATTGAATTGTTCATTCAACAGCGTATCCGCATAGCTTCCTGTTAGCGTATCAGGGATAGCGGTCTGCGAATACGTGGGATTGAATATGGTATTCAGTTGATCGCTTGCACTTGTGCGTTTGGTTCCTGTGAGGTCATTGATAATCGATGCACCGAGATCACTACCGAATGCAGCGCTGGGATTTGGATCAAGGTCCTTGATCGTGCTCATCTTGCGGTTGAGCATAGGCTTGATCTGTGTCTCCAGGTATGGAGTCGGATCGATACCCTTAGCTGTGAACTGCTGCATCGTGTCAGCTAGTGCATTGTCATAAGCTGTCTGCTTACTCGTGTTGAACTTACCGAGTGCAGCAGCTTCATCGTCTGCTTTCTTCTTCGCAGCAGCATCACTTGCTGCTTTTGCTTCTGTCTCTCGCTTTGCAATGCCCTCATTCAATTGGTCCTGTGCAGACACACCCTGTGGTGTGCCATACATATCCACCGCTTGCGTATACGCTCTACCCGTTACTGGATCAGTCAGCACAATGGGTGATGGCGGTGTGTAGTTAGGTGCACCACCACCTCCACCTTTGCCTCCACCACGCATACCAGCAAAGCTAAGCCGGTCGATCTGACCACCGGGAGTGAACATCCTATGTCCTCACATACTTGTATATGGACCCAAACCGTGTGAAGCCCATATGCCTATACAACGCATCCACCCCAATGGTGTTGATACCAGCCACGTCACCGCTCTGCACCAACACAGTCTTGTGCGTATCGATACACCAATCCACGAAGCCCTTCATCAATCGCATACCGATAGCGGCTCTGCTGTGTGTGCCTTCACGCACATACCATGCATCCTCGATTCCCATCAAGTCGGGACTGAAGTAGAACGGAACCACCTTGCCACATACCGCACCAACATATTGTTCATCCACTACCGCTAGGCGAAAGTAATAGTCCTTCTGCGATATCGTGTAGAGCATCATGGCTTTGCAATGTCCCCAGTTGAATGCTGGGCCATGTGTGCCATAATATCCTAGACCGTGTAACTCATGTGCAAGTCCAACCGCATAGCCGACATTCTCTTCAGTTAGCGGGACGATCTGCATCAACTGCAACCATGCATTGTGTCACAATGGCTTGTATCGCACCGACGACTTGATCGTATGGTGCCTTGTTGAGAATGGTCAGTACATTCTGCCATTCAGCAGCACTCATGGTTACGCTCAGCGGTGTGTTTGGATCAATCGGTTGCGGTTTCATTTGTTCTCCAATGCATCGAGACGCGATGCGATTTCCTTCATACCATTGACCAGCGCAGCAATGATCGGCTCAGTGCTAACACCGAGTGTTGGCTCATCACTGTCCATACCACCGCTGCCATCAGGCAACTCAATGCCCAAGCGCGTTATGGCTTCTGGAATAACCAGTTGCACGTTCTGTGCTGAGAAGCCAACACCATGCTTGTTGTTCGCAACACGTGTGAACGTGATCGGATTGATCTGCTTGATCACATCCAGGCCATAGCGAAGTGGTGCAATGTCTTGCTTCAGTCGCTCGTCGGACACGATAGGGAATGATGTTCCACCGACTGCACCCAGGTTGTTGAAACACAAATCATCCGATGGACGCATGACCCAGAATGGCACACCGTTTGCCACCCATTGCATTGTGCCTGTAGGCGTTGCCCAATCCCAATACCAATTGGGTGACATCTGCATGATACGACCAGAGCCACCACTACCAAACTGTGCTGCGCTAGCACCACCAGCAAGAACAAGGCCACCAGCAGTGATGTTGCCAAGCATTGCAAGGCTACCACCAGGATCAATTGCTAGGAGTGTAGTATTACTAGCATTCTGATAGTTCAGTATTCCTGTTCCCCAAGCCAAACGGAACCTGTAGCTATCTAGGAACTGCACCTCACTTATTGTTGAGTTGTCACTATACAACCGTGCACGATCACCTGCTCCCCAGAATACTGCTCCGCCACGTGCATACACGTTGCCTGTTTGTGCAACAACAGAACCATTTGTAGCCATACCTGCTGCAAAGAAGCCAGCACCAGACGGATTTACCGAGAATAGTTGTGTGCCTGCACCATTGAGATACTCAAGTGCACCTGTTGATCGTGTATAACGTAGGTTCCATCCACCACCATCCCATTGCAGGATTGTGTGTGTAGCGTTGCTGGCAAAGTATGCACCGCTATTACTTAGACTGAAACTCGATGGTGTCGTTACTGAACCATTCACGGTCAGATTACCAGCTATGGTTCCGCCACTGAGCGGTAAATAATTACCAGCAAGGAACGTCTGCGATGCAAGTGGTGATACACCAACACCATCTACCATCGCGGTAACTGCGGAACCATTCCAGCCAAACGCCATACCACGGCGTTCTAGCGCAGTCATATTGTTATACGTAATGCCATGCGATACGATCAGTGGACCAGTCAACGTGCCACCAGTAGTAGGCAGAAATCCCGTAGCACCAACACGTGCATCCACATACTGCTTCGTAGCAGGATGCAACACAGCAGTTGGATCAGCATTCAGCGTAATGAAGCCAGTCATTGTGCCACCAGCAAGTGGCAACTTATTAGCAGCAGCAGCACCAGCAGCTTGAGCATCAGCAGCCGCTTGTGCAGCAGTAGTTGCACTGGCAGCAGCCTGTGCCGCATACGACTGTGCACTCTGTGTTGTCTGTGTCCAACGTGCTGGGAACGAAACACGTTCATTCGAGAACAGTATCGGTGATGCACTACTCGTGTGTGATTGCAAGCATTCCCATATGCTGCTATCCACCGAGTCAATCACTGATTGACCAAACACGTATGCGGTTGAGTTCTTCCACACACCAACCAGATTGGGTATGGCTGTGAACATACCAACGGTGGCATCCAGGATTTGCCAGTTGCCATTAACTTCTGTATCCCATGGGATTTGGTCAAAGTCGGGAACATACATACGCAAGTTGTGCGTGAGTGTTGTCATCTGCGTATACCACCATGTATGTATGCGATTGATACGCTGATGAATTTCAGCCTATGACGCGTAGTGCCGAAGAATCGCAGCTTGAGCAGCTTGAACTTCGTAGTCCATGCGAACAGACGCTCGTCTGATGTCTGCCTACCACCACCATATGGCGAATCACCATACGGCACGTTACCATATCCGGCTGTGTCACCAGCAGTGAACTTCATGGATAGCATCGGTGCACGTGCACCATGGTAGTTGACTATGTTATCGACGTATGCCTCAACCGTGAACTGCCCTGTGCCTTGTGTATCGGTTGCGATATAACGCGACACCTTAATATCCATGCGATGTTTGAAATCAGCCCATGGCAATTCCCAATCGAATGTGATCGGCACACCCTTGCCATCAGCAACCGCGTTATCACCTTGGAAATCCAACGCTAGATCAGGATTGCCGAAGTCATATGCATACAGCTTGTGTCCACCTGCGAATATAACATTCTGCAATGATGTGCGACATGCAGCTTGCCACTTCCATCCACGCAATCGTGCCCATGCTTGCACCTTCAGGCTTGGTATGTTCATGTAGCTGAAACATACCGTCTCCACCACGACACCACCCTCAAATCGTGGCACGAATAGCATATAGCGGAAGTTGCGCAGATCGTAGACTGCAAACACATACTTGCTAATGTCCGCACGACTTAGCGGCTGGATGAGTTCAGTGGTTAGCGGTTCGATAAGATGGCTTGCGCGTATAGGACGCAGAGTGTTGAACTGGTTGATCCGTGAGATCGAATTGACACCGACGTTATCTGCATAGAACGTGTCATCGCCTACACTCACCAATGAGCGATGCGTTAGGCAACCAAACTCTTCAATGAAGCCATCATCTGTCGGTGCGTGCACAGCCGGTGTGCCGGTATACACTCCCAAGTTTACAGGCAACACACCACGCTCAAACGTGACCATTAGCTTATCGCGATATGCGACCATACCAGTGATAATCGCTGAGCCAAGAGATACACGAGGACCAAGATCAACGACAACAGCATCGTTCGGAGCGGGGTCGCCAAAGTGTGTGCCACTCGTGCCCTTAGCCGAGATGTAGATGGAACTTGGTTCACTTGGAACACCTGCGATTATAGTGTATTGCGAATGTGCAATCACATACTTGCCTACAGGCGTATTCACGTTCGATACCGTGGCAAGATCAACCAGGAACTCGACTTCCATATAGCGTGGATTGGTTGGATCACCGCTAATGATTATCGGTTTGTCACGACCATTGACGATAATCAGATCACTATTGAATATGGTGAAGTTCACTTCAACACTGCCAGCAGGCCACAAGTTTGCGCCTGCTTTCTGCAATGGCGTAAATGTGCCATCGCCTTTCGACCTGACAATGGCACCGCTAAACTGCACACTAATCACGTAGTCATTGAAGTAATAGCAGTTGACGATATCACTCGTATCCGGTAGCGTAACGATAAGCTGTGTGCCTGGACGCACACTCTGTGATCCATCAATGGCACGCTCAATGTTATCCAACACCTTTGCATACTTAGGTGCCATGTTGAGATCAGTATCGGTGACGTTCAGTCCACCCTCGAATGAACGCACCGTGCTAATCTGCAAGTTGCTCTGCGGTTGTTCACCACGTGGATTTAGATTAGCGGATGTCTTCTTGAGATACATGTTATATACCGATCATGGTGCAATCAATCCATATGAAACCAATGCTGCATGGATAGCGGCTGCGGTAACAGCGACACCTGTTGGTTTCGCTATTGGCGCGGTATTGTTGAAGCCGACAGAAGTCGTGAAGCTGGTTGGGATCTGAAAGTATTGTATCGGCGTGGCACTGTGGGCGTTATAGATACCCCACACCGGGAGTGAGGCCCCGCTGGCGTCCGTCGAGTAGAAGCCGAAATGATTATCGGAGCCACAAATAAACTGCATAGGCGAACCAGACGCATCGTTAATTGACAGAGGGACGTTGTTGCCTATCGTCAGTGGCCCGTTCGGCCCTCTGATCATGTTGCCGGTGCCGCCGCTGTTGGCGATAACAACCGGCGCGCTGTTCCCTTGCATATTATCAAGCACCGCGTCGAATGTGCTGGCACCGAGGGATATGTGCGTCGTCTGATTGGCGAACGTGTTCTCCGATATGGTATTGCCGCCTTCATTAAACCCCGCGCGCGTCATCGAGATACCGATAGTGCCGTTCAGGATCGAGTTCTGGCTGATGTAGGTCGCCTGGGCGTTGGTGAACGCGACGTTCACCGCGCCCGCGCCGGTCAGGTAACAGTGCGCGAACTGGCCAATGTTCACGCAATCCAGTGCCAGTGACGATTGCGCGGCGTTGATCATGCAGCCCAGCATGACAGGTTGAAGCAACTTAACCGCCGCCGCTCCCGTGGGCGCGAATGATGCCATGTCCCAGCCATTCGTGACGGTCAGTATTTGACAGGAGACGCAAGTTATGCCTTCGCAATAATCCGTCTGACGAAAACCGGAAGCCGCCGTGCTGACATGGACATTGCGGAATGCACCGTAGATCAGCCGTCCGAACGATACCCCCGCCGTGCCAGTGATCGGCTGGCCCGTGCCACTGTCCGGCACGCCGAGGAAGTGGACATTTTCCAGCACCACATTCCAGAAGTTATGAACGCCTCCCGTTCCGCTAATCGATGAAGGCAGGAAATCAATGCCCTTGGTGAACGTCCGCGCGAATGGTGCTGCCGCCGATGCCACGTTGGCACTGATCGTTATGTTACGACCGACGAAAGACGGGAACGCCTGCGAACCTGTTGGCCCGACACTGACACGGATCGCCGCCGCCGTTGGGCCTGTCGGATTGTTGGCGACAAACCGAATATCCGAGACTTCAAACGTCTTCTGATACGTCGGTGTCGGATCACTGAACAGAAACGCGGGTCCGCTCATCTGGCAGACAACCGACGAGCACCATCCGTTCGTCGTGACGCCTTCGATCTTACACGATTTGGTTATCGTGATCGTCTGATTGAGACTGACACCCTGGACATTCCGAGTGCCGATACGCAGCACGCCGCCATTCTCAGGCAATGCCGCCACTGCCGTCAGCACGGTAGCGGTGTCGATGTTTGCGTCCCCGGTTCCGATCGCTCCGTAGTCCTGAACATGGATGACGTCTGCCGCCCGGTCCTGTGCAGAACGTGATGTATTACCACCTGTTGCAGTATAATTAAGCGGACCAGACATAGTGCCGCCGCTTAACGGCAAGTATGGACCACCACTACTCAATACACTAGTCCACTTCACACCATCCCAACGCCATGTCACACCAGCACCATTGAATAAATCACCAGTCGTTGGACTATTTGGGAAATCCAATGGCATTGTTATGACTCCGCTTCGTAAGTCTGGGCGTCGAGGGTGATGCTGATGCGGTCTGTTGGCTGCATTGCGATTTCTTCCAATGTCATGGCCTGATGTTCAGGACCAAAATGGATTAAACGCCTGGGACCGCGATCCATGTTCCGCCTCCCCGGCTGACATAGAGGATCGAACCCGTACCGCCGCTGACATTGGAGTAAAGCGAGCCAATCGGTTTCGTCCCGGATGGTGCGCCATTGCCAGCGGTCCATGTTGGTGCGCCACCAAATGTCCCGGCCTGAATAAAACTACCAGCCACGCCTCCGGTAATATTCAAACCATTACCGCCAAGCACTCCCGCCTGCACGCCCCCCACAAGCCAGCTAAAGTTACCGCCGCCGCCTTCGACAAACGTCATGGTATTCCCGGCGGACGCACTGATACCAGCAACGGAGCCGTCATCAAACGCGAGGCCGCGTGTCAGGTCAGTTGGGCTGGAACCGAGGCCAAGACAGATCAGACCTTGCGTCAGCCTGACACCGCCCTCGTCCATCCATGCCCGTCTGGTTGTGTTTATATACCAGTTAAACGCCCCGCCGCCGCCCTGGACAAAGTTCATAACATTACTAGGTGTTTGGGTAATCCCAGCGAAGCCGCCAGCCAGATCAATGCCGTCCGTGGTCGTGGTCGCGGCGGACGCGAGATGGCTGAACGACAACCCTTTATCGAGACGAACCTGTCCGATCTGAACCACTGAACTGTTACTGTTCATGGTATTGGGTGAAAAGTAGTTACCGGCAACAACAGGCGTGAAGCTACCGGTGTCCAGATTACTGACAGTCGCGCCTATGACGGCGTTGCCGGAAATAACCGCCGCGTTGGTCTCAATCCGTATGACCGCGATATTGCCCACTACCGTCGCCGGGTTCACGATCATGTTACCGGTAATCGACAGGTTGGCCGGGTTGGCGCTGTTCATCGCGTATGCCGCGATGGCACCACCACCACCCAACGGTGTGTCGAAAACATTATCAGCGATGACAGCGTTCCTGACATCGCCACGAACCATCAGGATGACGTTGTGTAGTGTATTGCCCTGAATAACCACGTCGGCGACGGTGCCTGAGTGCAACGGCTCGATCTGCATCGGGATCGCGGCGGCACCCGTGCTGATGAAAGTATTGTTCGCCAGCACGAAACCCCTGGCCGTGTAAGCCGTTCCGCCCGCCGTGCTATCGGGGTTCCAGTTGACTACCTGAGCCGATGCCGCGCTGCTCGCGTAGCAATTCACCACGCGCCCGTAAGACGCGCCCCACCAGTGATCATAAGCACAATTGTTGAACTCGTAAGCGGAACAGCCATCCACCAACGTGTTGTAACAGCCGACGAACGCGGTGGCGTTGTTATGCGTCACGCGGCATTGAAACACGCAGTGCCTAACAATGACGTTACGAACAAACGCCATCTCCACCTGATGCCCGCCGCCGGGAAGCGCGCCGATGGTTCCATAGTCGAACGTCATGTCCTCGATAGTGATGTCGTGATCCGTGATAACAGTCGCGGCATGGTTCTTATTGATCAGGAAACTACCTAGCCCCTGCCATCCACCGGGCGTGTTAACAGCCAGCATGATCGACGCCGGTCCCTCACCGCGCACGATGGTGTTCGACGGGATCAACGTGGACTGACTGACAGCGTATGTTCCGACAGGGAAATATAATACATCACCGTTAAGTGTCGCCGCCGCCGCCTGAATAGCGGCGGTGTCATCAGTGACACCATCGCCAATCGCACCGAAGTCCTTGACATTGACGACTTCCGCCGCGCGATCCTGCGCCGAACGCGGCGTGTTGCCGCCGCTCGCGGTGTAGTTGATCGGGCCGGTCATCGTCCCGCCCGTCAGCGGCAGGAAACTCCCCTCCAACTGTGCAGCATCTATACTATTCGCACTTACCCATTGCGTAGACGTGCCATCATTATACTGAATAAATAACTGACCACTATTCGTATCCCACCATAGCGGACCTAGTGTATTACCAGGAGGTGCACTGCCTATGTATGCACCAGTCGGCACGCCCATACTTGTAAAGCGATCCACATACTGTTTAGTGGCTGCATCGAATGCAGCAACAGGATCAGCAGCTAAACGCAACATACCCTGCATGGTATCACCAGCACGTGATACACGCTCAGCGAATGCACTATTCAGCTTATCAGCCTTTAGCGGATTCTCACCACGGAAGAATGTCGTGCTCATGCCAATGGGTCCTGATCCAACACGAAGTAACTACTATCGATTCCACTCATCAAGTCCTCGGTTGGATAACGCGGATCAAGTTCTATCGGATGTTGTGCGAATGCAGCCTTAATCATGCGCCTGCGGTTCTGTGCAAGCACCTGATACTTGTTCACCTGTGCAGGTATCGTCCCATCATCAACCGCATACATCCATGCCGCGTCATACAGCAGCAGCAGTTGATCAATGTATACCTTATCGGTCAACGAGATCGGCAGCTTAGGACGCTGACGTGCCCACACAACGACATCACCGCTACTGTTCGGTGGATAGACCTTGAACGGTCGTGCAGGCGATGAGTAATCAGGCGCGATATACCACAATCCCATGCCACTGCTAAGTGATCGCGGATTAATACTCTGTGGCAACTCACGCAGCTTGCGATTACTGGTGCCAGGATATACCGCAGCTATATCGTGGTATTCGGTAATGGTAGAGAGCGGCCCTACAAGGTCCAGCGTCAAGCTACCAGTTGCACCGTCTAACGGAATGGGTCCGATGTAGCACATATAATCGGGCCACCACATTTCCTCAATCTCAAGCAGCAATGCATTCTGTATAAACTGCTGAATACGACCAGCACTATAAATCTGCGTTGCAATACCAGGAACCTGAGACAACTCGGTAATGCACGCATTCACAATATCGCTAACCACTGCGGGCATTACATTCTCCTAGATGAGCGGCGACGCATGGACGGTTGGGGAACAAACCATGCGCCGCCTGCCATCCAACAAGTGCTATGCAGCAGCTTGTTGAATACCGTGCAAACCACCATGATTAGCGGTGTTCACATCATTCAGCATGTTGCAAGCAACACTAATAATGTTCACACCATTCATCGCCGTGGTGGTCGTATACAATCCACGCGGATCAGTCGTGGTCGTGGTAGCGGGATCAACCACGCTCGGTGCTTGCAGTGTGCCAGCAGCAACAAGTGCACCATTCCCAATCTCATACACTGCGCGAATAGTCTTGTATGGCAAACCCAGCTTAACACCAGTGCCGATGCTCAGCGTAGTCGCAGCAGCGGTATACGCCACGTTGCTAAAGTATTTGAACGCCTTATTCCCAATAACAGGCACAGCGCCATTCAGCGTAATGGCTTCACTAATCGGCTGACCGAGATAGTCCCAGCCATTCACAGTAATCACGGTAGCATTCGCAGCACCCGCAACCACCTGAATGCAACGACCATATGCTTCAGGAATAACGGCAGCACTAAGATCAGCCGAAGTGCCTGTCGCAATACTTGCAGCATTCAACACGCTGGTTGCATTCGCGGCAAGCGGTGCACCGAAGTTCACCCTGGTTTCACCATTATAGTTCACATCCGCGCTATACTGCATCGCAGGCACATACATGTTGATGCGACGCGGGAAGTTAGTAGCATTAGCCATCAAGTTAGGCATCGAGATTTCCTTCCATGATCTCAGTCAATCCACCAGTGCCACCAGCACGTGGACGATTGAACTGCTTACGTTCCACGATCTCCTTCGGTGTCAGCACCATGTTGTCTGGCACCTCTTCACCACTATTCATATCAACCAACCGTGGTTGACCATGCACACCGATACGCGCCAACTGCTCAGTATCATCAGCAGCCACGAACAGGCTATGACCTTGTGGGAAGTAGATCATATAACCGTCATCAAACTCTTCCTTCTTAGGAACAAGTTTGCGCGTGATTACTTCCTTATTCTGCAGCGGTCCAACCTTACGAATGTCCTCTTCGACATGCATGACCATGCGCCAGAATTTACCAGCAATCTTCTCGACTTGGAACGACGGCTTAAAATCCAAGTTGGATTGGGGCATTATTTCTTGTCCTTCTTATCATCCGACTTAGCATCGGTTGGCTTCTCACGTGGTTCACCTGGACGCGGTGTTGACTCAGGCAACTTATCAGGCGCACGTGTAACACCACCTTCTGGCGGCGGTTGTTCTACTTCTGGTTCAGGCGCAACGATCACATTCACATCGCTGGCATAGCTTGTTGCATTTGGATAAGCATTCAACACCTGTTGATGCTCTACGCTACCAGCAACAATCTCAGTCTGCCCAGGCTGCGTTTCGTCATAGCCTTCTAGCTGTGGTTCAGCTTCGATCAACGCTTTGTCTTGGCCTTCTACAGCTTCACGCTGACGTGCCTTAGCATCAGCAATCGCCTTGTCTCTGGCTTCATTCCGTTTCGGATCAGGCATCTTCTGTCTCCTAGTTGGTCAACACGGCATGTGTGCGGAATGCACGCCACAGGCACCACTGACCCTGCCACACCACACGACTGCCTACTGCATCCACGTTCCATGGTGCGATAAGTTCCTTGATCTTCATGTTCACACCACGCAGCATGTGCAAACGCAGATACTTATCGTTGATGAAGTATGCATAGTTCACGGGGCAATCCTCATCATACATGATCGGTGCACCGTTATGCATCACGCCTTCAAACCCAAGGTCGAACATGCGCTTACCAGCTTTGCCTTCGCTAAGCGGAATGGTCAGCTTATCGCGCACAGCTTGCCTATACATGCGGTAGATATTACGACCAGCGAGAATGATGCTCGGCTTATCACCCTTCAGTGTAAGGTCCATGAGAATGTCGTCGAACACTTCTTCAATATTCGTGCTGTCCAGACCTCCACCAAATACGTAAGCACTAGTGCGCCATTGAGGCTGAGTAGCACGATTAATACCACCCAGAGTGCCGGTAGTTGGGTTCGTGGGAATAAGGCTTCCCAAGCCGAGAGGATCAGTGCCGCCACCGACAGCATACAGATATTGGCTAAACTTATCCTTGATAGACTCCTCCAGGACATTCATCTTCTCCTTCATCAGTTTGAAGATGGCTGCAGCTCCGTTGTTTTCGTCTTGCTCCTGATCGGAGATGATGACTGATCCGGCAACGCGCGAGTATCCATACTCAACCGTGTCGAACTCATCGGTTTGGTTGACGGGAAGTGGAGTATAGTAGCTATACGACGTGATGTTCGGGTTGCGGCCGACGACGAGCGGATTGGTAATATTGTAACCACCATCCTCATACTCCACGCGGTCGTTAGCAAACACCCATGCCATCAACGCATTCGACTTGATCGAAGCCATTACCAGCTTGCGTCGTGACTTCGTTAGTGTGCTGTGCAGAACATCTGCTACAGCGGGGATAATCGTTCCAACAGGCATAGCCTACCTCATCAGTTTAAGTTGACACCATGTTCTTGCATCGACTGCCTGATGATATCAGACCAGGATGCATTCTCGTTATGCTGCGTAACCGCGCCGTTACCTACGGGTGCGGTTGGTTGTTGCACACTACGACCACCTGGTAGTGGACGTGTTGGTGCCAGTTGCTGCGTCTGCTGAGGTGTAGGCTGCTGCCGTTGTGCAGCTATTTGCTGCTTCAACGGTTGTGTCCAATCGAGTTGGTTCTCGTGTGCCCACCTAATCATCTTGGTATAGGCACTGGAGAGGGACAATCCAGGCTGAGCCTGAAGCATTTCGGACAGAACGTCAAGGTTCTGATGTGCCTCATCATTCTCACCGAGGAAGGTATCGAGATCGACCTGTGCACGTTGTTGCGCCTCTTGTTGCGCACGTGCCTGTTCGCGTTGTTCAGTCAACGGCTGCATCTTACTATCGATCATGCGCTGAATAGCATTCATGTCGATACCGGGACTAACACCTTGTTCCAGGAACGGGATCGGATAGCCCTTGCTCTTCACTTCCGCGACCAGCGATTCCAGCGTCTTCACTGGATCACGCATAAACTCAGCCATAATCTGAACGGCAACCACCTGATCCTGTGGCGACACATTCAGTCGTTGCGCTTCTTGCGTTACCTGATTAACGCTACCAAGTCGTTGCGTTGCTTGCTGCAATTGCTGCTTCAGTTGGTTGTTCTCACGTGCATGGCGTTGACCTTCTTCATACACGCGACGCTCAATACCACCTTTGGCTACAACTCTTCCACTGATTGGATCAACAAGATCGCGCGTGTTTGGTTGTTCAGCATTCGGAACCTCAACCAAACCATCATGCCTGCGACGAACTGGCGTTGTCGGCTGTGGTTGTGCACCATCCGGGGCAGCACTCGTCTGCGCACCAGTGGGAGATGCACTTGTCTGCGCACCACTATCACTACCACCGCTATCAGGCGCACTACCACTATCCGTCTCCACGTCATCATGGATGTCGGGTATACCGCTAAGGATTGTGTCTTCTGTCGATCCGCTCATGCTGCTGTCCCCTGTTGTGTGCTGCCTTGTGCTTGCAGCATTTGCCTAAATATCTCGGCTGGTGGAATGCCCTGTTGCAGTGCATTACCAATAGCTTGTAGAACAGGCGGTGGTAGCTGTTGCAACGCTTGCACGACCTGCGCAGCTACTTGCATACCACCACCTGCCTGCGGTGCACCCTGACTAGGCATAGCACCATCTGGCGGTGGTGCACTACCATTACCAACAGGAGGTTGTTGCCCTGGTGCTCCACCTTGTTGAGACTGAGCCATCATCTGCACTTCAGCAGTTATGCTATCCCAGTCTTCTTTCGTAATAACGAACTCATCGAATGCCTCGCTCATCATCTTCAACGAGACCTTCAGTGCACTGGCAGGAGCAGCACGCACATACTGCGCCATAACCTGTCCAATTTGCACAGCCTGCTGCTTCTTCTGCTGGCTGGTCAACTTCTGTGTGCTACCACCTACCACTTGCACACTAAACGCACTGTAATCGCGTAGATTATCCAGTGGACGCCAGAACTCCGCAACATCCAGGCCGGTCAACTCCAACACCGTTTGCGCGTCCATGAACTTCAGGCACAATTGCGCCAACTTCCAACCAACATCACCAAGTGCATCCTCAATCGCATCCAGACGCATGTCCATGCGCATGTTGCCTTGCGTGCTATAGTAATCGATGGCCTTATTCGTCGTGTTCGTCTTAAATTCACCACCGCGTTCCACTTCATTCGTGGCCGCGATGCGATCCACGCTCATATACAAGTCCTTCTTATCGAATAGCGGTGCAAACGCAGTGCTTGGCGGCGGTATGCTGAAGATCGCGTCGGTGCCCTTCATTCCTTCAGGCAACTTGATCGGTGTCGCGGTTGCATCCGGTCCCTTCAATATCTTGTCTGCAATCTCCTGCGTAATTCCGGTCTCGGGATTATAAAAGATATTGCGTCTGGCCCATAACAGCGCACGTCGCTTCTCATCGTTGATCTCGTTGATCTGATCTTGCTGATCCAGGTAGTAGCTGACTTCACCTTTCGCATACATAGCGACAGGATTCTCATGGAACCACAACTTGGTTAGAGGAAAGAAGCCCTGCAATCCATACGGGTCATCCCATACCCATATCGGCCACTTCCAGTCGTTATCAGCATACATCTCCAGTCGGCGTGTGACCTTATCCCACACATACCAAATCTTGGTCATACATGCTTTATCAAACTGATCAGCGGTATCGAAACCATATGCGCTATACGCATTATCTTTCTTCGAGAACAGCGAGAACTCCTTATCGTCTCCATCTCCACCACCGCCAGTTAGCACATGCGTCGGCTCGAATATCGATCTTACCTCGTCCTTATCATCATCCTTCTCACCATATATCGCATTGATATACTCACTCGGCAGCATATCCTCGACCATCATCCAGTTGGCATCACCACCAGCGGGATCACTGCTATTCGGATCAACCAATACTTGGTGAGGCAAACGGATACGCACATACGGACCACTTGGCTGCAAGAACTCGATCTTCTCTTCTAACGCAGTAAGCGCAGCCTCAACTTCCCTAATCTCCTTGTCATCCTTCGCAGCAGCAAGCTTATCCGATAACTGCTGCAAATCCATGGCAGCTTGTTCACTGCTCTTATCCTTCTGCGTATATCCAACTTCAAACCATGCATTGTTCGTCAGCAATGCAATGATCACATTGCGTTTCGCTTTCGGCTTAATGTTCACACCTGGAATGTTCTTCATTCGGAACAGTGCATTGATCAACTTCTCAATCGCACGTGCGAATGCATCACCACGCTCATCCTTGGTCGGATCAACATCCGGTCGCGCTGTTACCTCAACGACAGGATTCTTCGCATACAACTCAGGGATTTGCGCATTCACATTCGAGAACACGATGTTCTCGGTTGACGAGAAGCGTTCATTCAATCGACGTGCTACGTGACGATTACCGCTGACATTAGCATCAGTACCATCGCGATGGTCGGATTGATCATGGTTATAATAACGAATAGCTTCATCCCATGCATCGATCAGATCCTTCATGCCCTTCTGACTTGCATCTCTACGACTGCGCCATATACCACCACGCTTACTGCTCACAGGTATGCGCGAGTCAGGCATTGCCTTATACACAGCAGGTGGTTCTGCTTCAGCAGGTAGACCAACATCTGCTTGAACAAGTGATTGCTCTAGCGGATCAGCAGCCGTATCGAGTTCAAGTTGTGGATCGTCTTGTTCGAAACTACCGCTCATCTTCAGCGTTCCCTAAATGGATTAGCGTGTCTTAGTGTTTTCGTAAAGTCATCAGTCATGGCCTGCAATATTTCATCAACCACGGTATTGTTACGACGATCATCTACCATCGCAGACGGACGCAGAAACCTACCGATACGTGCCATGTCCTCACCTTCTGTTCTCACTTGTGGCATAGGAGCATATGGCAAACCACTTGCTGGATCAGGTTGTGGGTTAAGCTGGTTTTGCTTCTCTGCCTCAGCCATCGCAGCAGCGATCTCATCCGTGAAGTTGGATACGGGACCAGCCATCGATTAGAACCTTCCCAATCCACCAAACAGCAATGCAATTACCAAAACCAAAAACACCAAACCGATAATGCTAATACCACTATTACCATAATATCCGCTATGGTATCCATAATATCCACCACCACCGAACAACAGCAGAATCAGCAGGATGATAATGATCAGGTTCACTTGTGCCTCGCTTTCGGTCCACTCCGTTGAGCACGCTCAATCTCATGCCACGCCATCCATGCGGGAACCTGATCTGGTTTACCAGTATACCGCGCCAACCGTGGACGCTTACTCATCGCATACTTCCACATGTCCATAGCATGATCATTACGATCAACCGGCTTATCGGTTGTCTCATCACTACCATCACGTTGAAAGTAATACTCCGTAATCTCATCAATGAACCACTGACAGTTATCCGACACGTAGAAATGCGGTGCCATATGGAAACCATTGATTGGATTCTCATGCATCGCCAATGGCGTGAGGTATTGCCAGTTCTTCGCGATACCAGCATTGATGTCGCTGTTACCGCGTTGCATCTTGATGCCTTCTTCCAAGAACATGTTCGCAACTGTCTCACCAACAGTGCGTGCATTACCAGTCTTGCGCCTGAACACATCAGGATCAGCAAACACTGGCTCTAATTCATCATCATCGATACGATACTCAGCGCGTATCGACGCAATCAGTTTAGCTGCACCAGCAACAGGCAACTCGGCTACACGAAATCCATCCAGCAGGATGATGTTGCTGTCATCATCAGCGAAGAACAATCCATAGCAACTATGCCTGGACAAGCCATGGTCATAGCCTTCTATGAACGTCGGCTGATAGCCCATCATGCGCATCTGCTTCAAATACAAGCGTGCATCTTCATGCTTGAACGTATGCACAGTCTCATCGAATTGCGGATATATCAGTCCGCTCAATGCACCCCACTTACCATACACAAATCGATCACGCATCGACCCCGTGTAGGTGGATAACATTCCGCGAATGTAGTCTTCACCTACATTCTCCACGTTCTCATACGTGCTGCCCTCAAACAACTCGATCAGTGGTATCGGTTTGCCATCCACCAACAGCGGCTCACCATTATCACCGACTTCACAAAGCAGCTTGGGATTTACAACACCACGTTCAGTAAAATCATGCAGCGGTTTTACAATCTCACGATAACACCAATTCCGTGTAGGATTTAGCGTAGCCATGAACCAACGTGGACCAACACGCGGCATATTCGGGTCATCACCCATATACTCAGTGTTGCCACGTAACCGTCCCATCAAATCCATGAAGTCCTTATGACTAAACTCAGGGTCCTCTAGCTGATCAACCACAATCCAATCGTAGGTGGCTGAAAGTAAGTTCGATTTGGAGTCCTCGGTCTGTTTCCCTTGCTGTGCAACATACCTGAAGTTCACTGTTGAGCCATTCTTCAACAGCAACGTGTTTTCGTCC